TTTATTAATATCAATCATTATTCTTCCTCCCTATCATGTTCTCGTATTGCCTCTTGTCGATCTTCCCACAGATGTTCAGCCACCTCATAGAATCCGTTGTATTTATTACTCATTGTCGTAACCACCTTGTTTTTTGTCTTCCATTATAGATTCTAAAAACTGCTTGATTTCTACAAGTTCGGAATAGTACAGAACATCCCTAATTAAATACATGATGCCCTCTACTAAACTCATTCTATCTTTTTTCATTACTGCTCCTTTTTTATTTCTTCTAGTTCGTTATCCTCAACATTCCAATCAACTTTCACACCTAGATTTTTTCTCAAAATCTGTGGTAATTCATCATCCAAAGCCATGAAGTCATCATCTGACACCACATTAAAACAATCGACAATCTCGTTTCTTATCTTGTGAAATTGTGTTTTTGATATTATCATATTTATCATTTTGTACTGCTCCTTTTATTGTTTGTTTACTTATTATACTACACTATTAAAATAAAGTTCCAAATTTGTGAGCCGAGGAGGAGTCGAACCTCCGATTATTATTCTACCCTTTTACCCATTGTCAAGAGGGGCAACAAGGCTCTATTCCTTACGCTCTGTCCAATCTTAAATTGGCACACTCTACTTCTAGAGTCTTTCACACATTTCCATAGATTTACTTCTCACCTTGTATCGGCTCTATTACTTATTATACTACATTATTTTTTAAAAGTTCCCATTTATTTTTCTATTATTTCGTATGTATCCCATTTAGGAACTACTTTGAATCCTTGTTTATCTCTTCTTCTAAATAATTCTTTTACATAATCATCGTCATTTAATCCGTTTGTATATCTCTCATTAATTACTTTTACCAATTCTTTATTTGATAGGTGTTTAAATCTTCTCATTTTTTCTCCTAAAGGGGATGCATTACACACCCCCTTCAATTTGTGTAAGTTAGTTTGTTTTCTGTACTTCGTATCCGTACTCAGAACCCACATAATTTATGTGCTTTGATGTGGTTACAGACCACCAACCAAGAGGTTTTATAGTTCTTTTTATGTGGTCAATCTCTGCAACCTTTGTTTCATAACTCCATATATTATGGTAATCAACTTTTAGATTTTGTTTGTATTTGTCTAGTGCTGTTCTTGTTGTTGCTGTTTCTGTTGTGTACATTTTTTTTACTCCATTTTTTTTGTTTTGTTTCTTGTTATACTATCCGAGTTGCGGAAAGTTCCAAAGTTTTTTTATTTATTTTATACCTCTATTAAATAAGGGTAAAAATTCCCTTCAAAATATTTAAACTTGTATTGCTTATTATTAAAGGTGAATCCAAAAATAGAATATTTTCTCTCTGTTTCATCTACTCTTGGAAAGCTACAATATTTAGGCTCTTTAATAAATCCCGCTTTTTTTATTGCGTTTAATGTTCGTTTATCTTTTATTATTTTCATCTCAAAACTCCTTATTAATTGTTATATATACTATACTCCTAGCATTAGAAAAAGTTTCAAAATAATTAAAATAAATTAAATCTTTTTTTGGGGGGTTGTGTGTGGGGGTTGTGGTTTATTAATTGGCTTATATAATATAGGTTAAATAAGGGAAGTAATTAACTTACATATATATCCACATATTACAGGACTTAGGGGGATTCTGTAATACATTTTAATTGTGTAATCTATTTAATTCACCCAAAAAGAATGAGTTACCTCCGTCAAGTAGTTATAAAATATGAGTTACCCTCGTAAAGCAGTTATATTTAATGAGTTACCTTCGTTAAGTAGTTATATTTATATATATAAAAAAATATTTAAAAAATAAAAAAATATAAAAATTAAAAAAGATACAAAAAAAGAGCAGTTTTACATCATGCTCAGGATGTTTGTATTACGACTGAAATATATCAGTTTGGTTAGGGTCTACAAAAGTAGTTTCTTCTGTATCCTTACCATATTGTAGAAGTCCATCAACTACTACGCTATTGTTACTGAAATTAGCATTGGTTAGTTTCTCAGGATGCCATAATACACTAGTCCCCGCATTTAACAAACCCCATGCTGTGAAATCACCATCTTCATAGTATTTGTCCATAAGTTGACCGAATTGCTGTATTGGTAGTTGATTTCCACCAGTTCCTTTAGGAATATACTTTTCCCTAATTAACTTAATTTCTGTATTATCAACTGGTTTCTGTAACTTACCACAAGCCTCTACAAAGTTTGTTAGATGGTACTCAGATGAGTTTCTAAGCATATTAGTTGCTTGGAATATCTCATCTTTCCAATTTAGACTTTGACCTTTATTATGACTAAACATATAACCAAAGCCATATTTATTAGAAGTCATACCATTTTTACAAATGTATCTTTGAAAGTAGATTCTAATTCCTGCACCAGTTGATCCATTGTAAGAGTTTTGTACTTCAAGTACTAGCCCTACAAGATCACCAACATTAGGAACTGGTTTCTCTAATCCACCATCTTTACAGAAATATATATCCCTGAATTGACCCTTGTTATTAAAGAACCTTTTTTCATGTTCCCATTTCAATCCACTAACAGCCATAATTTCCATAGCAACATCCATTAGTTCCCTATTAGGTACTAACAAATAATTAGCTGAAACATTACCAGCTAATAATTTATCCTGAGTACCTAATCGAACACCATACACCATAGGATTTATAGAACCATCAGGAAAGGTTAGTTGTTCCTTATGAACTTCCATAAATGGATCAAGATTACCACCATAGTTTTTAATAGTTGGTTCTGTAACTTGGTTAGGTTCTGTAACTGGTACTAAGTCAGTAATGTTATTAAGATCATGTAATTGCATTTTAATGCTCCTATTTATTTTGAATTAAGGAATATGTTTTGAAAGTGGGGCTGATTGAGTAATAGTGCTCAGCCCCAAAACACCATCTATTCAGAGTTTTGTTTGGGATAGATATCATACTTCGTTGCCAAAGTATTCCAAACCAACATTAATGCTGTTATTGCATAAGCACTATTGTCTTTACAGCTTGAATCAATCATTGATACAGCATCCTTAAAAGCTGTATCAAGATTATCTCTTTCACCAAACAGATTGCACTCTTGAATAGAGAGTTTCTTATCACCATTATTAATGATGTAATTATTCTCTTCCAATTCATACTCCATTTATTAGTTAATAATTAGTAATACGTTACTACATAGTACATTGTTCATTATGTAGCGACTACTGACTCTGGTATCTCACGCATTGACCAGATAGTTCACGGTCAGCAATCAATTATGTAAATTGTCAAAAAACTGTATATAAGGTATATGTATGTATATGGATTAAGTTCCAAAATAAGAATAATTTGTGTAAATAAATTAACCTGAGGAAGTCAATCGAGTTTTTTAACACAATTTTTCCAACGGCAAAACGCATGTGGGGGGTACGTACGTCAAATAAAAGAAGGACACACATACTAATATTTTTTTTTAGAATTTTTTAAAAGTTTTTTGGATTAATTGCTAGGGCCGGTACTATAATTACAAAGCGGATACTATATATACTACATTACTATCTTACTACATATACTATATATTACTATATATACTATATTACTATATATATATTATATATATATTATATATACTATATACTATATATACTATATACTATATATACTATTATACTATATATACTATAGTACTATTATAAATAACCAACCGCAAACTAAACTGGGATAATTAAATATATATTCTATAATACATATTTGTCAAGTTTTTATTAAATTAAATCATGTCAGAATACAAAACACTCTACCAAAAAGCTTTATCTGGTGATTTCAAGATTGGTAACGTTTATGAAAACTTAGAGCGTTGCCGTGAGATATCCGCAGAGCTAAAGCTAATGGATGTTATAGACCCAAGCTCTAGACAAATCGGTTTGATATCTGAGTTGCTGTATCGCATGAAGAACATGCCGGAGTTACAAATACTAGATGTCAATATGTTTACCGATGAGGAACCTAACTAGTTGGCACTAAGCCGCACAATTAAAGGGGTTAAGCATTACGCTTACGAATCAGAACTAGAGTTTCGTACCGCACATCCTAACACACCTCTAATTACAGACTGGAAAAAAGCAGAGGAAGAAGACTGGTGTCTTGCAGACGATGGCAAGATAGTTCAAATACTAAAGAAAGGTTGTTTTGTAGATTCCAAAAAAAGAGATAACGATTATATTAGAACAATTATTGGTATGTTTAATCACAGAGGTAGAGGTTCTTTTGCAGGTACGGTAAAAGATGAGATATACAGATTTACTAAGAAGTCAGACTATCAAATTAAAACAGGTGGGTATCTTACAGATGCAAAAAGAAACTTTGCTAAGTATATCGCACATGGAATGGAGCCTACAGAAGCATATCAAAAAGCATTTCCAACTACAAACAGTTTAGAGTATGCAGAAAAAAGATCAACACTGCTACTTAAAAACAAAACAGTGAGGCAAGCAGTGGATAAAGAAATAGAAAACTTAATGTCAGAAGTAGGTATCACAAAAAGATACTTACTAGAAAGTACCAAAGATGTTGTAGACAAATCAGATGCAAAAGACAATGATAAGCTTAGAGCCTTGGAGACACTGATGAAAATATCTGGCTTACTATCTACAGAAAAGAAAGTAGACTCTGTAGCACTAATACAAGAGTTCTCTGGATTTAGCAGGGACAAGCTCAAAGCATTTGAACAGGGTATCTTACCAGAAACAAAGAAACAATTATCTGAATGAGCTTTAACATTAACCCAGCCCCATCCGAAATGGAAAAGAGGGATGAGGTATTAGCAAAAGCATATACAAACCTTATTTACTTTGGCAGGGCCTTTCTTCCTAATGACTTCTTAAAAAAATCAGAATCAGCACCCTTTCACTACGAAATGGGAAAAAAGATGATAGATGCTACACCGGGAGCTAGAATATGCAATATCATACCACGAGGTCATGGTAAGTCTGTAGTGGCAAAGGCCGCTATCATACACAAGCTATGCTTTGCGGCTGATGATCAGCAACATTTTATTGCTTGGGTATCAGAAGAACAGTCACAGGCTATAGATCATTTAAAATATATCCGCTCTCACTTTGAAAACAATAAGATGATACGATACTACTTTGGCAATATGGATGGTGGTAGCGTAGGAAAACGTTGGACAGAAAAAGATTTAGTAACACCTAAGGGTGACAGGGTAATATCCAAAGGTACATCACAAAGACTTAGAGGTAGAGCAGAAGTAGATGTACGATATACGGGTATTGTTCTTGACGACTTTGAATCAGAACTTAACACAAAAACGCCAGAAAGGCGTGCAGACATCAAGAAATGGATTGTATCCACAGTGTACCCTGCCTTAGAAGAAACACCGGGAAATGAGGGGTGGATATGGCTTTCTGGGACTATTGTACACTACGACTC